GTTTTCGGGTTCTCTGTTTGAGTCGATTAGGTTGTTGATTCGGGCTAACTTGTCATGCATTCTTACCCTTAGACCGTTTATAGCTCCACCCGGAGCGGATGAAATGTTCTTAGGTCCGTAGTCTCGGTGTTTCTGTAGCAGTAAGTCTGCGTTTATGTCGAAGTATCTATAGACCGTATCAGCAAAGACGGATAGGTCTTTTTCGTTTCCTTCTTCTTCGGCTTCCTGCCTTAGATACTCAATAGCTTCATCGCTTAGTTTGTTTTTTAGTGCGGTGAAAGCTGGGTGGTCTGTAATGCTCATTTTTTTATTCCTTCTATTCTTTTATTGGCTAAATGGACATATTCTAAACTGATTTCCGAACCTATAAAATCTCTATTGTTTTCGATACAAGCTACTGCCGTGGTGCCTGAACCCATAAATGGATCATAAATTAATTCGCCTTCTTCGCTCCATGTAAGCAAGTGGTCTACTACCAATTTTATAGGGAAAGGTGCAGGATGTTTTACACCGTTAAAGCTTGTAACATATCTCCAAATATTGTTCCTTGGGCTAAATTCTGGAACTGGATTTTTCAATTTTCCGCTAAAGTCTTTAAATCCCGCCCATTTATTTGGCTTATCACAAATCAAATTAGCTTTTGGTTTTCCTTTACTAAAAACAAACATATATTCAAAAATTTGAGTGTACCTATTAGAGTTTCTAGAAGCCGGGTAAGCTGGGCTATTTTTTTCGTAAATCATAGTATCGTGCAAATTAAAACCTAAGCTAAGAAAATGTAATGCTTGCCTAAACGATGTGCCGGATTCACTACCGTTTTTAGTTGAATCCCCTACAATCCAAACTAATATTCCGTTTTCTTTTGTTATTCGATAAAGTTCAGCTGCCACTTTTTCAAAATCAAAACTGTAGCCATTGTATTTTCTAAGGTCGTCGTATGGCGGCGATGTAATGGTTAGATTTATTGTTTTATTTTCAATTCTTTCCATTGTTTTAAGGCAATCTTCAAAATATATCTTATTTTTCTCAATTAGCACTTTTTACCCCTTCAGTTATTGTTATTAGCTGTTCGTAGGTTATCTGCTTGCCTTTTAAGTATCCGTAGGTACTAGCTGCCGAAGGCTTGACGTGTGACTTGCTACAGCAATCTAAGTTCCCGCAAGTTCTAGTTCCCACCATGTAAGGCTTATTGTTTTGCATCGGTTGCATAGTGTCTAGATCTATTTCGCCTTGCCATGGTCTACAAGTGCTACCGTCTTTATTTACGATTACCTTGGTTTGCTTGTAAGAACATTCTTGACAATTAGGGTTTAGATTATTTCTTTTTAGTCGCTTTTGTATTGTTTCTACGTTGATTCTCATTCCGCAACGTTCGCAAGAAGTGGTTTTATATTCGCTATCGTAATCCCTAATCATTTGGATTATCCTTTACGTTCATCCAGACCCAGAAAAGGACGGTAAAAGAAATAAAAACAATCCCGAATAAGTATCCGGCTAAAAAAGATGTTTCTTGAATCTTCAAAGCAACACCAAAGATTACGAAGATTATCGGGTAGTACCACCAAAAGGACTTCATTAGGCAGCCATCTTTTCAGCTTGTCCCGCGGTGATGAAGTTGTAGTAGCGAAGTGCAACAATCAGGTTTTCCTGTGAGTGAGTTGCAAAAAGCTGATTTAGAAGTTCTACTGCCTTAATCGGGTTAGCACCTTTTTTTACTAACCTTTGAATCATCTTTGACTTGTCCATTTTGTTTCTCCCTTTTTTCGGCTACCTGCCTTACTTAGATTCTTGCATAGCTTAGGGGAGAATGTCAAATCCATTCTGTGGCATTGTAACCAAACCGTTATCTTCGGTATTTATAGCCTTTATAGCTACCCTAACCCCCGCGTCGTGAGAATCTGCATAAAGCTTAGAAGCGTTCCAGCGGACTATCAAGCTGTCGTCTGCTAGAGCTTTGGAATCAATGCTTAGTGCGTCACCTAATGCCCGTTGTAGTTTGTCTAGATCGGGAGCTACTGACGGCAACAGCCTTTTTATGGTCTTAGGTCGGGGAAGATAAAAGGTTGCCCATACTTCTACGGGACCCGTAAACGGTCTATCATCCCCGGACCTAATCCAAGCTTCGAATACTGCGTTAGCGATAGCTTTACGCCAAGGCTTAACGTCGCTGGCTTCAATCATTACCCCGTTACCAACGTGACGCTTGGACCCCTGCGGTCTAGGGATTCCGTAAGCAGTAAAATAAAGCTCATTTCTCATCTTTTAGACGACTGCCATCCTGCTAATGCCCCGGCTGCAATCATCCAAAAAGCAGCAATCCAACCGACAACAACTAACCAAGAAGTTTGGGCTTCATTGACCAAAGCTAAAATTATTATGCCGTAAACAAAAGCAAAGATAGCCCCGACCATTAGAAAGGAAGTGTTGGATCTAGTGGCTGGATTATTTCTTTTACTGCGGCTACTGGGTTGCCCCGGGTGAACGGGTAAAGTTCGGTAGCTCTTACCTTTAGCGATACCCCGGTAGTGCCGTCTTTTTTATCGTAGGTAGTCACTTTTAGGTTGCCCTTGACTTTTACTAGGGTGTCTTTTTCTGGCAAAGAACCTTCGGTTGTAACTTCGATGTAGTCCTTGCCTGTTGTTTCCCAATCGCCGTTAGCGGTTCGGGTGCGCTGGTTGTGTGCAACTACTACTACGTTGCCCCAATTGAACGTTCTAATGTCCTGAACGTATCCTTCAAACTCAATCTGTAATGCCATTGCTTTTCTCTTTTCTCTTAGGGTCCGGCTATGTTCTCCGGCACTAGTTTTAGTTTATTGCTTGTCCCTGTCATTTATGACCCGAAGGCACGCTAGACACGAAACTATTTTGTTTCCATGAATGCAAGTTGGGGATGGTACGGAATTACTTTCTTGCTTTTTTTGCTCGGCAAGCATCCGTTTAGTAGCTTCTCTGTCTCTGTCAGACTTTTCGGCTCTTTCTTTTGCTAGTTTTAGTGCCTTTTCTTCCGGGGACTTTTCACGTTCTGGATAGGGTTCGTTAGTCCAACCACCGGCATTTAGCCAAGAAGCCGGGTAAGGAATGAACTGCTTAGGTGGCAAGTTTGGATCATGAGCTAATCGAATTACTCCCGCCATGATGTCATCTACACCGTAAAAGACAATCTGTTTTAGGAAAGCCTTTTGTGCGTCTATCTTTTCAACCTTCTTTGGGTAGAGTTTCCAGAACTTTTCGAACTCTTCCTCAAACTTGATTTGAGGATATGTTTCTTTAAGTTTCTCTTTAGGGTTAATTATGTTTAGAGTGACAACAGTGTCACCCCTGACTACCTCATCTGTCACCCCTGATGTCGATTCTGTCACCCCTGAAGCCGTAGGTGTCACCCCTGAATCTTCTTCCACCATGTCTGAAACATTTACCCAATAAAGATTAGGACGATACTGCCCCCTAATCGGAGCCGCGTTTCTTTCAACTATAAGTTCGCCTATTTCCTGAAGCTCTTGGATATCTCTCATTATGGATCGCTCCGAAGCGTTAGCATATCTAGCCAATGTTTCAATTGAAGGCCAAGCCCCTTGGTCTCCTTGGTGATTAGCAATTCCCAAAAGGATTAGCTTCGCCCTACCAGTGGCTTTGGAATGGTTCAAGACCTTAGTCATAACTTCGATACTCATAACGCTCCTACGGGGCTTGTGTGGCTTCCTAGGATAGTTTTATCCGCTTCTTGGTACAGCTGAATGCAAGAATCGCAATCATAAAGGTTAGGAAGGTCATCTTTGTGATTTTTTATAACTTCAGAAAAAGAAAAATAAAGCATTTGTTTCCAATCCAAACGGCTATCTTCCGGGATTGAATAAAAGGCTAGTTTTATCTTCTCAGAAAACAACTCATGCTTAGAGTCAAAACCTTCTTCATAATCGTTAATCATCTGGAGAAGGTGCATTTGAGGGGATAACCTCAATGTGCTTTTATTCATAAAACTATTTAAAGACTCTGCAATGTTGTAAATAGGATTTTCTTCTTTTATGGCTTTAGTCTCGGCAGCTTTAGCATCGCCCCTAGTTGCATAATGTTCAAGTTTTGCCGTTGTCGCTAGTTGCATCCATTCACTAGATCTATTATGAGCTGAAAATCTTTTGGATTGGTCTCCAGTAATTCCGACATATAGTAATTCTTTATTGTCGTTGTAGTACCTATAAAGAACGGTTTTCATTAGTCTTTTCCCTTCGGCAGTTTAGCTTCGGGGTTCTTCGCCATCGCCCGGGCTTCGTCAAAAGACACGTCTAGGTTTAGTGCCAGTATTTCGGCGTATTGCCTAGCCATAGAACCCTTGAAGATGTTTGTTGGTTGGTTCTGGTACTGCGTATAAGCCCATTGAGCAAGCCTCAAATAGTCCTCGTTGGTTTTCACTTAGTTATCCCTTCCTTCTACTAATGTACGTCCGTAGTAATCGTCTAGCAACCACCAAGAACCCGTGTAAGTGTCAAGTACTGCAACCCTTTTAGGTTCTTCCCAAGACTCTAGCTTATAACCGTAGTGTTTCGCAAGTTCTGAAAGTCTAAAGTCGGATTCGATTAGTCCGTTTAGTTCGGAGCAGATAACGACTATGTTAGCGGGATTGTTTCTTTTTTTACTGCCGCCCATTCCCCTATTGATTCGGTGGTTAGGTGCAATGGCTTCGGTTTCCCCGCAATGAAGGCAATAAGAATCACGTTGGACATAGCGGGCGAACTCTTTACTATTCACTTTCCACCTGTAAAAAATAAAAGGATTATTTTATTCATCGCCCCAAGGATCGTATTCTTTAGCTGGCAGGACTAACCCTTCGGCTCTAAATCCTATTTGGTTTTCTACTTGAGCGAATCCGCTAGTAACTTCCGAATCACGTTCTAGAACGGCGCAAACGTGTTTCTTACGCCATTCCCTAATCTGTTGCAATGCGTTTATTTCGTCGGTTCTGAACCTAGCACCGCAAGAACACCGTTCGTCAATGCTCATTTATCCCCGCTGTTTTGAACTGTAGTTCTATCATTCGGGCTTGGGTCTGGATGTTCATTTGGGATTCTGTTAGATGTTTGAGCTTTAGCTTTATACGATTGACTTCGACGTTAGCCAGTTCGGCTGCTTCAGTTGCTTCGATAGATTTTAGTTTGGCTATTGCTTGACGTTCCGGGATAGGTCCACCTGCTTCTAGATAGGCTAAAGCTTCTACCTTGTCCGCTTCTAGGGATAGTTTGACGTATTCCCTTTCCTTTTCGGCTAGGTAGTTTATGCCCTTTTCGGCTTCGCCCCTAAGTGCAGAAAGCTCTCTGTTAATATCGCTGGGGAATTCAATCAAGGTCTAAGTCCTCTATCTGTTTTTGAACTGCTAATAATCGCATTCCAAGCCTTCCCGATTCCAAGGTGAAGTACTTGTGCTGTGCAAGTGAATCTAAGTTGTGTGTTCTTTCGTAGGCATCGCCAAAAAAGGCCGCTAGTTCTAGCAGCTCTTTCATGGCGGCCAACAAAATAGCCCGGTTATGCTGTAGCGGGTCCAAAAGAAGCTACCTTCGTTTTGATTGCTTCTAGTGTTTCGTTATTAGCTTTCTGGGTACGGGCTTCGTTGTAAAGCTGTCTAGCCGATGCGATATCGGTTAGTGCGTCTGTTTCAGCGGTCCAATCCCTAGCGGTAAAGGTTTTAGATTCTGCTTTGTTGAACTGCTGCATTTCCTCACGCGATGCCAAAGAACCTAGTTTCTTGTTTCCTGAATAATTAAATATAGCCAAGGCACGTCCGACGGCCGACGTCTCGCATACCTCTAGCCCTTCGGCATAAGTCTGTCTTGCTGCACCTGTTGCCCGGGGAAGGTCTGTTCCGTCTTTGCCGGTGTAAACAATTGCCTGAACAATCCAATCGCCGTCATCGTGCTTTTTAGGTGCGTGTACTATCTGCGTTACTATCCTGCCGTCTACGTTATCCCGCCAGAACTCTTGGAGCCTTTCGGCAACGGTGGAGTAGTCGTTTGGGTCAAATCGTGCCATGTTATGCACCTTTCTTTATTGTCAGATACGGGGTTCCGCCTGATCTAGATTGTCGTGTTGCTACTGTCTTGCCTTCGTAAAGTCCTAGCTTTGAATTGCCTAAAGCGTCTAAAACTCTTGAGCGCATTTCGGTAGCTTTTAGTGCTACTTTCTTTTCTTCTTCTAATGCTAGTGCTGTATAAACCCATAGATCGCCTAGTTCGACGCCTTGCGCCTCTGTGTCGATGTTTGGGTGTAGTTGTCTTACTGTTTCATAAGTCGATGTAGAACCGTCATAGTCTGGCTGTGTGTCGGTTGCTAGATAGTGTCTAAACTTTTCTACTTCGGCTAGGTTGTTTTCCTGTTCAAAACTATCGGGCTTTAGTTCGAAGATTCTAAACTTACTTCCGCCGAATAAGGCAACGACGTAAATAGTCGTGTCAAAACCGAAAGTCTGCGCATACCATTGCACTTGGGTGCTGTAGTAAGCGGGAACACCGTTAGCCCAATCATCTTCAAAACGTGACGTCTTGACCTCTACAATTCCTAGCTTTCCGTTATCCTCGTAGATTGCGTCCGGGTTAGCTAACTGCCATGGTCTATCTTTATGCGACCAAGTTCCAACGTCCCTATAAAGTTTTAGTCCCGACTTTTCTTCGAAGGCATCTAGGACAACACTTTCTAAACGCGTCCCCCATTCTGCCGCTTCGCTAGATGCGATTACGTCGTCTATACGATTAGTCTTTTTTGCCCATAGTGCAAAAGCGGAGGTCCAAGGACTAGCCCCACAAATAGCGGCTATATCGCTTCCGCCTATTCCTGTAGCTCTAAGGTCGTGCCATTCCTGCGATTGATTTTCGAACTTACCAACTAGAACGGCTTCCCCTAGTTTGTCCGGTAGTTCTGATAGTGTCTTTTTAGGCATTGTTTTTATCCCTTCTTCGATGCCCGCGAAACGGTCTAGTGAGTTATCTCCTAGGCCGTTTTGCATTTGTCGGGCGTTTGATTTATGATCTAACTATAACGCTTCACTAAGACAAAGGGAAAACATGTTTGATTATGCGGGACAGATTACAGCTTGGAAGTCACTTATGAAAAGCTCGGACGAAGCAGAGTTCGCCCCGGCTTGCGAGAATTACCCCGATGCGTTTTTTCCTGAAAAGGGTGCGTCCGGATTAGCTCAAGAACTAAAGTGGGCTATTGACACCTGCAAGGAATGCCCAATTATGAAGGACTGCGCAAACTATGCGATCAAGTACGAACGGCATGGTGTTTGGGGTGGCATGACCGCCGAAGAAAGAAAGACCGCTAGGCGTGCAATGAATTTAGAGTTGGTTGAATAACTTCTTCAAAGCTTTAGCCATAGAACGGCTCTTGGTTGCGCTGTATTCGTAGATACCTAACTCTCTAGCAGAATCGACTATCCAAGACTCTAGCGGGTCATCTGGTCCGTCTGTGGATGGTCCAGAATCTAATGCCGAACAGATTTCAAAGACTTCATTATCGAACTGATGCGTGTCTATCTGCTCTATCTTTTCAAAGACTTTAGCTAGGGGTAGTCTGACTAATTCGAAGTCGTTAGACCAAACTAAGTTTTCATCCTTTAGTAGCTTGATTGCGTCGTGAAGGTTCATAATTGGTTTTCTATGTAATCAGCAGCAAAACGTAAAGTCTTTAGTCTGTGTTGCCAATACTTTTCATGACCTACCTTGTTGCTTTCTGCAAACTCAAACTCTGCAAAGTTTCTTAGGTCGTCCGCTATTAGTTTGATAGCTTCCCGGGTGTCCATGTCGCTTACGATGTCTTTATTCATTTTCTTTTCCTTCTTTAGAGTGGATCGCCCGCTAGTTTATCGGCTAGGCGACTTACTGCCTTATCTATTCTTTTCTTCGCACCGTCCTCGGTGATGTCCCTAAGCTCTCCGATTTCTCGGAAGGTTAGACCATCCCTAAAACGCCATTCTAGTTCTTCCTGTAGCTTTTTGTGTAGTCCATGAAAAGCCTGACGGATGTCAATTATAAGGTTCATAGCTACGCCTGATTCGCCCCGGTAGCTTTCAGCGTGTCCGCTAACTGGGTGAACCAATACCATAGTTTGCGGGATGTCCTCAAAGATGTAAGGCAATGCCCGTTCTAGTATTTGCTTTGTGTAAAAGTTGCCCTCAGCAATCGGACGACCAACGGATAACGCTTGAGCTTTAGCCGAGTATTTAGCCGCTTCGCTTCTTAGTGAGACATAAAGTTTACCGTCGCCATCTTCCGCCCGCCATAGCTCTACCCGTCTAATGTTGTTTAGCATCCATAAATAAAGGTGGCTAGTTAGATCGTCTATTTCTACAGCGGACCACCTAGAACCAATCCTTGCGGCTACTTTCTCCGCTAGTTTTAGTTCTGCTGGCTCTAGGTGTAATGACATTAGGCTATTTCTCTCGATTCGACTTTGGTTCTGTTCCAAGTGTAAGGAATAATCTTTTCTACTTTTTGGCTTCGGGTTATTGTCCCCTTCATTATTGCGGGGTCAGAAACTAGCCCGTAAGATTGAGAGAACCAAGATGAAGAATCGCATAACGCCCCGCCTTGTAGCAACCAAGTATCACCGATAAGTTGCATGGCGATTATGTGGTGATAGTGTCCGGTTATTAGAATGTCGCTATCGCCTATCGGATCCCGGGTTGCTGCCATTGACTTGAACCAAGCTAGAATCTTTGCCGATGGTGTGCCTGTAGTCCTTGCAACGTGACCATGAGTTAGCCCAACTATCCAACCTTGAACTTCTACAGTAAGCGAAAGCCTGTCGGTAGCTGGGAAGCTAAAAGTGACGTGACTAAACTTGTCCGTCATGCTAAACGCTTCGGCTATCTGCTCTAATACCGCAACGTCGTCGTTATCCGAAAGGGTTGTAAAGGCTTTACCGTTCTGCCTGTTCTCTCCATGGTTCCCGGGGACAACTGCGACGTGAACGGGTAAGCCGTTGTCTGCGATACCCATAAGGATTTCAGTTACTAAACGTCGAACTAGTTTTGTCTGTTCCCTACGATCTAAACTAACGCTAAAGTTTTGCATTTCATAGAACCCTATTACGCCTTCTACCAAGTCTCCGGTTATGGGGACAAAGATAGACGTCGCGGGGGTTCCTGCTCGTTTTAGTTCTGCTAAGTCCTGCTTGACCAGTTCGGGAATCTGCAACGCGCGGTTTACCATTCCTTCGTGACCGTCGCCATCTGCTTGTCCTGCTTGTAGGTCTGTTAGCTGGATAAAGTAAGTTCTATCGTTTTCTACTTCGGCAACCTTCTTGGGCTTTGCCTTTTTAGCTGCTTGAATAATGTCCGATAAATCTAGAACTGATTCTTCTATGCCCTTACGCTTTACCTTGGCTTTGAAATAATAGAACCGCTTTACTTCGCCGTTGCCTATGTTGCCATCCCAAGCCCTAACCTCAATGGTTGAACCTTCGATTTCGTATTGTGATACGTCGAATCCGTCGGGGAGAAGCTCCTCTAGAATCTTGGTCCAATCGGTCGGGATTTCGTTTAGGGGTTCGGTTATTATGGTTCCGCCATTTTGCCCTAATTGGATCCCGGGTTCCCATCCTTGCGGGTGGCTAAGTTTCTTTTTACGGACTTCTAAAGCTGGTCCGTCGGTTCCTATTTTCAATAATGCTTCTAAGTTCTTATTCTGCTTCATGTAAACCCCCACCGCAAAGACAGGTTCTTCGTCTGTGTCTGCTTATTGTTGTTGCTCCGATTTCGAATCCTGCTGTTCTTAGCTTGTCCGAAAGTTCTTCGGATGTAGGTCCACCGTTATCCCAAGGCGTATTAGCCATAGTTTTTACTGCGGACTTGTAAGGTTCTTCTAGCTGTAAAAGAATCACCCCTAACTTGCAGGGTTTCACTTCTCTAACTACTGGTTCTAATAGTGCGTCTAAGTTCATTGTTTACCCTTCTTTGAACTATTGCTTGAACGTTTGGTATAAGCCTAGCTAGATTCATGCCATAATTCTACCCTTTTAGTTTAGCGTGTCGCCGGACATAAAAAAAGACCCCCTAAACCGAAGTCTAAGGGGTCTTTCTATTGACGGGACTATTAGTCTAATTCTTCTTCTTTTACTGCTGCTTCAATCTTTGCACCAATCCCATATTCGTCTTGGTTTGGATCTAGTGCTTTGATTAGTGGTCCTAGGATACCAGCTATCAACCCGGTAACTGTAATCTGTGTCGGGTCCTCAATACCAGCTAGAAGCATTGCTCCAACGGCTGCTAGTGCTGCCCTTAGGTAAGAACCTAGCGCAGACTTTAGTTGTTTGACGCTTTCGTCGGTGGTTAGTTTGTCGATTATGTTTTTCACTTGGTCGCCTTTTCTATAGCTATCTGGGTTTTGATGTAGCTAACCGGTTCGGTATAGCGTGTGCCGTTGTTAGTCCAAATGTAAGTCTTGCCCCGTTGAATCTCGAAGTGCATGTGCGGTCCTGTAGATTCGCCCGTAGTTCCTAGCTTGCCAATTACGGTTCCTTCTAGGACTTTCTGCCCCTTCTTGACCGTTATAGATCCTTTGAGCAAGTGCATGTAAGCCGATGTAATCCACTCGCCATTGACCTTATGCCTAATCTTTACTAAGTATCCGCCCCCGGCAGGTTCGCCGTTTTTGAACTTTAGGGTAGAAGGACCTGCAAATAAAACGGTTCCGTTAGCGATAGCATAAACCGAAGTTCCTAAAGCTCCGGCATAGTCTACGCCGTTATGATGCTTTTTGGTTTTCTCTATCGGGTGGATTCTCCAGCCGTAAGGGGAGCTAATACGGGGAATAGGCTTGTTAAACGGAAGTCTCATAGGACTATAACCGTTCCAGCTTTTAGGGTCTTGTTTTTGTTCTTTGCGACTAGCTGTTTAGCGTAATCGTGCTTTTTTACCTCGGCAGGACAAAAACGGCTCGCTACGCTGGCGTAGGTGTCATTTTCAGAACAGACGTAAGCGTTTGTGTCTTGGACGGGGGTCGGTGTCTCTACAACCTCTACAACGTCATCTAAGACCTGTTCAGTTTCCTCGACCTCTAAAACGTGTGTTTCGGGGGTTTTGTAGGTGCTTTTCTTTTTACTCATGTTATTCCTAACCTAGATTTCCAATAAGGCGGTATTGGGAAGCAGCAACACAAACTAAAGTTACTCCAGCATATTGTTTAGCTGTTTTTAGTTTTGCGTCTGCGCTTGAAAGTGTGACCCCGGAAGCGGTAAAAGTAATCTGTCCCGTTCCGTCTTGTAGAAAGTCAATTCTTTGACCTGCTGTTAGGACGTTTGGAACTGTAATTGTTATGGCGGCGTTTGTTGATCTAATCAACTTGAAAGCGTCACCCGCTACGAGTGTATAACTTGCGGATTTATCGTTTATAGGTTGGGTGAGAACTGCGTCTGCACCTGCTGGACCAGTTGGGCCAGTTGCCCCGGTTGCTCCGGTTGCTCCGGTTGCTCCGGTTGCTCCAATGTCACCCTTGATTCCTTGAATTCCTTGCGTACCTTGCGGTCCTGTTGCACCTGTTGTGCCGGTTGGTCCGGTCGGTCCTGTTGGACCCGTTGCTCCGGTGTCACCCTTTAGCGCATAATTTACTATTACTGAATTCCCAGAACCAAAACCAATGGTTCCCGAAAGGTAAGTTACTCCATAAGTGACAAAGGTAGAGCTGTCCGTAACTGAATCAATTGTAAAAAATGCGACATGAGAAGAACCGTTAGTGTTTGAAGCTACCGAAACAATAGAACCTACTGGAATAGCTAAAAGATAATCACCTAGAACCGCGGAATCTGCACTTGTTTTATGTTGCCATAAGGTAGTAATGCTGCTAGGCGTTGTTGAATTGAATCTAAGTTGTGTTGAGCTAGGCGAAATTGTAGTAGTTGTGGAATAAATCCATCTACCGCCACTTTTATTACCTTGCGCTCCAGTCGATCCAGTTGCTCCTCTAGGAATGGCAAAATCAAAAGTAGCCGCTGAACTTGTACCAGAATTAGTAATGGTTGCAGACGAACCGGCTGCTCCCGTAGTAACTGTTCCTACTGCAATAGTAGCCGCTGAACCTGTTGCACCTGTATCGCCCGTTGGTCCCTGAATACCTTGCGGACCAGTAGCACCCGTAGCCCCTGTTAAGCCGGTATCACCCTTGATTCCCTGAATACCCTGTGGACCCGTAGCACCTGTTAACCCTGTGTCCCCTTTTAGACCTGTGTCGCCCTTAGCCCCAGTTGATCCAGTATCACCTTTTACACCCTGCGGTCCGGTGGGTCCTGTTGCACCTGTAAGCCCTGTGTCGCCTGTTAGACCCTGTGGACCGACCTCGCCTTGGATTCCTTGAGGACCTGTTAGACCAATGTCACCCTTTGCGCCAGTTGCTCCGGGGTCACCTTTGATTCCCTGAATACCCTGCTCGCCTTGAATTCCTGCGGGTCCTGTTAGACCTGTGTCACCTTTTAGCCCTTGGTCACCCGTTAACCCTATGTCACCTTTGATTCCTTGAATTCCTTGCGGTCCTGTATCCCCTTGGACACCTTGCAATCCTGTGTCGCCAGTATCGCCCTTTACGCCTTGGATACCTTGCTCGCCTTGAATTCCTTGCAAGCCAGTAGCACCTATGGGACCAATTTCACCTTGGATTCCTTGCGGACCTGTTAGACCAATATCGCCCTTAGCTCCAGTTAGACCAGTATCGCCAATGTCCCCTTTAGGTCCTGTCGCCCCTGCTGGACCTGTAAGTCCCGTATCACCTTTAGCACCTTGCGGTCCCGTTGGACCTTGAGGACCTGTTGCACCTGTTGGTCCTGTTGGACCCGGGATTGTAGAAGCTGCTCCAGTATCACCTTTTGCACCTTGGATTCCTTGGGGTCCTGTCGGACCTACAACCGTAGAAGCTGCTCCAGTATCACCTTTAGGACCTGTTAAACCTATGGGTCCAGTTGGACCCGTAAGTCCTGTATCGCCTTTAGATCCTGTTGCGCCTTGGATTCCTTGCGGACCGATAGGACCAGTTAGACCGATAGGACCTTGTATACCTTGGCTACCTGCTGGCCCGGGTACAGTAGACGCCGCACCTTCGGGACCGATAAGGGAATCTAGCCATTGCTGTTCTGTACCGACAAAACCGTCTGATACTGCTACTTGATAAGCAGACTTTCCGGCTGGTCCTTGTTCTCCCCTATTGACGTAAGTATTTATTTCAGTCTTAGGGGGGTTTATTGAAACTGTTTTTTCAGCTTCGGCAACTATGCGGACTACAGCCATTAGACGGCTTCAACTCTTACAACTTCGGCAGACACCAAAACATAACCACCGATAAGACGGATGACGGGTTCTTCGGTTGTGTGGATTAGCTCAATTCCGTAGACGTACCCGGGCTGTGTCAGTAATGCTGTTTCTTCGGCGGTAAGGGTTAGGGATACTGTAGCTGTTTCGACGTCGATAGTCGGAACACTTTCTAGCACTAAATCCGAATTAGGCTTTAGGCGAATCTGGAATAAAGCCGAATAGTCTGTAAGGTCGAACGGTGTTCCATCGTCGTTTAGGTATTCGAACTGTCGGGTGAATGTTGCCCCCGCGTCGATGTTTAGCGTGTAGACGTTAGACATTGCTTTTTCCTCACTTGCTTATTGAGCTAATTAATAATCCGATTACAGCGATAAGCCCCGACGTTAGTCCTGTGTAGGCTATCTTTTCTACCCAAGCCAAACGAGCCAAACTTATTTCGACTTCTCTAATACGATCTGGAACGTCGTCCAACCCGTCTAGTTTCTGAAGCATTTTGATTTGGGTGTCGTTCATCTCGATTTGCTTTTGGTAAATCATTTGTTGGGTTATGCGTACACCCGCTAGTTCATCTGCCATTAGCTTTTGATTGCGGCTATTTCTTCGGGGGTAAGTCCTAGGGCTTCGAGCTTTGCATTAGCGGATTCTTGCAAGGCTGTTTTTTCTGCCTCGGCAAGCAACCTTTCAGCTTCCTGTGCCTCATAAGCAATACGGTCTAGTTCTCGTTGTTCTAGTTCTTCAGGCGTTAGGGGAACTGTTACTTGTTCGCCTGTTTCACAGTTAACAATTGTTTTCATTGGGGTATCAGTCATTTTTTTCTTTCTTGTTAGCTGACTACTGTTGTGCCGTCAGAGCCTTTAGTGATTTTGTAAAGGGAAGCTGTTGAATATTGCATTAAAGAGCCAGTTAATTTTATTGAATTAACGGCTGCAGTACCAGCCCATCTTGCGGCTGTTAAGTAAGCATTTGCAGCCGTTGCGTTATTTTCTGTAACGTGGTCTACGCTAATTTGTTTACTATTTATTCCAGAATAATTTGAAATATAAACGCTGGCATTTCCAAAAGTATTTGCTGTTGATGAATTTGCACTTACTTGAATATTTACCCTATCAAAAGTTAAGGTTGTGCTTGATGCTGTAGAACCATTACCCCTCAAATCTCTATAAGTATAATTATTAGCAATATCGTTATTAATTTGCATTTCAAGTATAGTAGTAACTAAAGCGTTTGATGCCCTTGCTGAAATCAAAATAATCAAGTCAGTCCCGTCTTGCGGAATAGAAGTAAACTCAATCGAAGCGGCTCCACCTGAACCAACAGTTACAGTTTGTATAAGTTGCATTGTCATTAGGCAATCACTCCGTAAAGGGAAAAAGTTGAGCCGATAGCAAAAGCATTCGGGCCAGCAATAATGGTACAGTTATTTATTGCGGCTGTACTCGGCCATCTTCCAGCAGAAGCCTCAACATTATCATTAGCTTGGTTTGTTCTAGTTAACCAACTTTTATGTTTGTTTGTTGTTGAATAATCCATAATGTTTACAATTGTAATGTTGTTAGTTGAGATTCCAATTCCAGAAGCCCCTTGAAGTTGCCCAAAGCCACCGCCGCCACTTGTAAAAGAAGCAGCAGCAGTTCCGCTGCCTGCCATGTGGACAGTTTCATAAGTTGAAACAGTATCAGAGTTAAATCTGATTCTTAAACCTGAAGTACCTGAAACAACATTTAAGTTAGATGCAACTACAATCAAATCTCGGTAAGTTGCTGGGATAGAAGAAAAAGAAATAGAGCTTGCCGCACTTGTTAGCGTAATAGTAGCTAAAGGCGTATAGGTAGGTGTAGGCATAATTATCCTTTTATTCCGTAAATTGAGACTCTTGTCAGGTTTGAAAAGAAGTCCGTTCCACCCGCTATCAGCGAAAGACTTGTAATAGCTGACGTGCTGCGAAAAAGACCGCTATTTAGATGAATAGAATTTGAAGTACCCCTTACGCCGCCTAGCGAGCGGAGCGTAGTATTTTTATTTGTCGATGAGTAGTCTAAAATTTGCATTACGGCAGCTCCAACCACGTTTGCCTCACTCGAAGCTCCTAAAGTTGAATCAAAGGAGATGTGTGGCTGGTCAGGTGCGACCCCAACGTCAACAGAAGAACCGTTACCTACTAATTTATGCGAAGAATACAGCGTATCAGAATTGCCGTTAAATCTTATAGTGAAGCTTTGAGCGAATCCCGAGCTACGCAAAACAGCCCGAATTTCCAAATGCTTGAAGGCTTGAGGGATAGAGCTAAACGTAATCGTATTGCTAGAGCCAGTTCCTAAAGCGGTGGCTATAAGCTCATAGGAGCCATCCACTCCTCCAGAGCTCGCTAAAAAGCCCAAAGGTATCAGCATTAACTTAGATTTCCTATCAAGTAGTAAGCCCCGCCAACTTTAGTAACCGTTGCACCTGCATACTGTTTAGCGGTTTTTAGTTTTGCGTCTGCGGAGTTTAGGGTTACGCCTGAACCTGCAAAAGTTATTTGGCCTGTCCCTGCTTGGATAAAGTTCACAGATTCGCCATTGGCTAGAATGTCGGGAACTGTGATTGTGATTGCTGAACCTGTAGAACGGATGTAAGTGTTCTCATCGGTTGCTAGGAGAGTATAGTTAGCGGACTTGTCACTAGTGCTAGTGATGATCCCGGAAGCCGAAATAGTTCCGTTGAATACTGGAAGAAAAGTTCTCTTGTCTACAACGTTGCCCGCCGAAATAGTTGTAGCTGCTGCTGCAACATTGACCCAAGCTATTAGTTGTTGCCAAATACCCGAATCCGTCTGAACTAGTGTCGGAGCAACTGGGGAGCCTGATGGTGTTCCTGCGACAACCTTTAGAAGAATTGTGTTAGCTGCCGGGTCTAGTTCTAGAACTACGTTATCGACTCTGGGGTTAGTTGGATCGGCTGTAGCGATTACTAAGCTTTCGGTTGCGGTGGAACTGTAGTAGTGACCGCGCACCATTGATTGACCCGACGAAACTTTTACAATCATTCCGGAGCTATCACCAAAAGGAAGAAGTTCGTTTAGTGCGTTGTCTCTAACGCCTTCACCTATATTTCTAGCCCATTGCGAGAACTGTGTTTCTGACGTATCAATCGATTCGAACGGCCAAGATGTTTGTGCCATTTTTACTCCTTAGTTTTTCTTTGTTCCAAACGGTTATCGGTTTTTTGCCTTTTGACCTATTGCATTCCATACAAGCAGGAACCAAGTTACCTATAGAGTGAGTGCCGCCAATGTGAATTGGTACAACATGATCTGCTTCGATGTTGCCATCTTTTTTACAATAAAAGCATTTTGAAGAATAAAGTTTTTTTAATTCTTTTTCAGACACAAAATAAATTCCATTTTCTAAAGCCTTAGCTCTTCTTTTATGAGCTTTATTTCTATTTTTTTCTGGATTGTTTTCGACCCATTTTTTTGATGCCATTGCTAGTTTATTCTTATTTGTCAATCTCCAGCTTTTTCTCGCTGGTTCTAGCTGCTCTTTGTGGGTGTGGTAATATTCTAATTGTTTAAGAATTATTTCTTTTTTGTTCACTTGGTAATAATCTTTGTAATAATTTGGGTTTTTGTCTTTAAAAGTCTTTGATTGTATTTTATCGCAATCTTTGCAGGAACTTCGGTAACCATCTTTTTTGGTTTTATTTTTACTAAAAAAACTACGGTCTTTTTCAAGCTTGCAAAGATAACAAATTTTCAAAGTTGTTTCTCCTTAGTTGTTTATTTCGTAGGTTCCGGCAACGTGGAAATTACCCGCTGTTGTAAGTGTGACCGGGGATGTTGAAGTAAAAGCTATGTCCTGAACGCTAGAAGCAATCTTGTCCGCCGAATAAAGCTGTAGAACATTAGATCCGCCTAAGACGTGACCGCTAATAAAGTATTGTGCGCCCGCCCCGGTGTGTAGACAACCATCCCTAAAGATGTAAGGCGTCTTGGCTTCGTAAGGCAACGTTATGTAATACTGCCCAGTTCCAAAGCTCGTTATATTGTCGAAATCTACAATTAGGGAAAAATGAACCATGTTTCCGAATCGGTTGTAAGTTCCCGAAATAACTGGACCGCTGAATACTGGTTGCGTTCCGCTAGTTCCGCCTTCGGGCTGAAAGCTAACGTTTATTCCGTAACCGGTTGTATTGCGTTCTAGGTTGGAAATTCGTTCGTCTTGGACTTGCGCCTTTTGGACTAACTTACTTTCGAAGTCTATGGATTGCGGATTACCTACAGTTGCCCCGACCCTTACGCCATCGTTTTCAATTGAAATCCCGACTTCGGTTACTACTGCTTGGGTTTCGTTCTCATTGATAACAACAGTTACTAGATCGCCTAGGTTCCAATCATACCCGTAGCGCATATTGGTATCGTCGGTAGGTGTCACCGAAATATTTACAATCGTTAGTCCGTTTTCTACTAGCTGTTCTTCGGCTGCTTGATTTAGGCTATCTTCTTCTTCATTTCCTCGGCTATCCAGAAACGCCTCTATACGCCTCGCCCAGACACTTTCAGCGTCCAAGCTACCAACAGTCGTTCCCTCGTAGAAAACCCTGTCTTGAGCCTCTCCAGCCCCGCCTACGATAGCTCTAGTGGTCTTAGGTGACGAATAGGAATAGTCAGTTCGGGAAAGCTGGTTGTTAGCAATGTCCATTCGGACGTCTGCCGTCAAGTCTTTAGGTTCGTACACCTTGAAAAGTAGTGTTGAATCCTCTTGTTCGATTGTATAGCCTAGCCCGCTGGCGGAAGCGATACCGTAAAGAAGTTCTTGCAAGGTGATAAACCTAGCGGAACCGTAAGCTACAGAACCCCTAGCTAAGTTCGGTTCAATGTCTAACGCTGTTATTTTTCTTTCACTCGGTGAGCTTGGTCCAATGTTAGCGTCTACATATTCCTTTATTACAGTTTCGGCAGGACCTGTTCTAAGGTCTTGCGCTTCGGTCTGTAGTGTGACGTCTGCGGTTGAAGGTGTGGGATAAGCCAAACGTTCGTCTAGATAGATTGAATCGTCGGAACCATTGATAACCCAAAACCCGTCAATGTCACTAGAGTTCTGTTCTAGTTGCGCCGATAGTGTCGGTCCCGAAATGATTGTTCCGCCCGGACCGTTAACGATTAGTCCGTATCCGGGTGTCCTAAGTAGTTCACCCATAACCGAACCGTTAGGAACCCTGATAGTCCAAGTACCGACATTATTGAACCGACTAACAAAAGTTGCCCCAACTAGATCGGTGGGTAATAATTGTCCAACACGATTTAGGGAAGCGTCTCTAACTTCTACAGTTAGTTCGCTAAGAATCATTAGTGGACAACCTCGTATCTAAGGGAATAGGTGCAAGTTATTTCGGTGTTGGTATCTGCTTCGATTCCGTTTACGCTTATCGAACTTTCACCCGGAAGGATTAGGAATAGTTTCGGAGCGGGTAGCAAATCTGCATATCGGTTAGCTCCCGTATCATCTACAACGGTAGCGTTTTCTGTGTCAATAGTTATTGTCTCACCTAATAGGACGGGAACCGCTAGGCCGAAGCTCTGCGTGCCGTTTGAAATAACTAGGTTGGTAACTGGTCCGCGGATTCTCCAAACTGGATAAGCTGCAACGTCCCCTGTGTTATCTATTTCTACAGTTCCGATTGCTTGGCTAGACGTGACCCTTAGCTTTGTGAGCTGTGGGAGTAGTCCCCTTCCGGTGTTTCCCGAAGTGACCGAGAAGCTCTCGACTGTTGTCGATTCCCAAAATGGATCAGGTGCTTGAAAGCTCATAACCCATTGGCACCAAGTCTGCCCTTCGGTTTCGCCCCATTGAGACTCTGCCCCGCCTGTGTAATGGACTTCCATAGTTAGGCTGGTTAGGTCTGAATAGTTAGCGTTTAGAACTGTTGGTCCTAAGCGGTCTTGAGTTAGCTTGGCTAGACGTCTTAGCTTTTCTTCTACGTCTGCCCTATCGTCCCCAAGAATGGTTATTGGTAGGTCGATGTCCCTAACGCCCCGCTTGGTGTTTCTCCATAGTCCGCCGTCTGCTGCTGAATCTGCGATTCGAACTTGAGTCGGTGGAATACCAAAGCCCAACATTCCCGGGTTCAGAACGTATTCTGAATTGTCGAATGTTATGGTGTCGCCGTTCCCGCCTTTGATTGAATAGTTTACGTCTACCATCCGGAAACAACCGCCGATCTTCTCATTGCCTGAAGTAAGGCTTTTTCTGAATCTATTGAGTTATTAGGAGCGGCATAGTAATTGACGGTCTTACCCGAACCATTACCCAAGCCCATCCACTTTTCAAACTTGTTTAGTGGAACTACAACTTCCGGACCTGCTTCACCAATCAACGCCGGGGTAGGTCCTGAAACATAACCACCCTTAGCGAATGGCATTAGCTTTAGCTTGTTTAGAATACCTTGTTGTACTGCCGATTTAGTTGATTCTTTAGCGATGTCTGCGGCAAGCATTTTATTGGCTTTATTTAGTGCGGCTTGTTGAGTTGGGGTTAGTGCAACTGTTTTCTTGTCGCCTGTCTTAGCAACTGTTTTAGCTACTGTTGTAGCTGCTTTGTTTGCAGATTTACCCGCGCTGTCCGAAGCGTCTTTTAGACCCTTCATCGCTAGAAGGGCGGCTTGTATAAGTGCGTTTAGTTCTATGGCAAAAGCCTCGGCAATGTTAGCCATCATTTCTTCTATGAGCGACTTTTGGGAAAGTAGCCCATCTACTACAGCTTGAGCGAAAGCTATTCCTTCATTGAATAGAACGTCCCCTACGTCGGTAGCTAGTTCTAGTGCCGCCGCATTAGCTTCGGAAGATAGAACGTTTAGTTCGTCTACTGCTGCTTGTCCGCCTTCAATAATCGATGCGGCAAAGTCTACGGCTCCAGCTTCGATTATCTGCTTGTATAGGTCTTTGTTTAGACCCATTTCGATAAGCTGTTTGGATAGCTTGGCTAGTTCCTGCGTCTTGGCGATTCTATCTTTTAGATACTGGATAGCACTAGAAGCTGTTGTCTGTTCGTCTATTTTTAGTTCTGCGCCGAACTGTTTGGTTAGTCCGTTTATATACTCTAGGCGTTCCTGAATACGATCCGCTAGAACGTCTTGAGCTGCCCCAAGCTGTTCGTTTACTGCGTCTAGGTCTTTTTGTAGGGATAGTAAGTTTTTTGTGTAAGCCCCGATAAGCCTATTAGCGGCCTTCATTGACTTCTTGCTTATCAATCCATCTTCAAAAGACTTAGTAACCCAACCGGCTACCTTTTCCATGGTTGAGGTTATGGAAGATTCCCCGGCTAGTAATCCTTGCACTAGACCTTCACCGATGTTCTTACCGAACTCTTTGAACACCTTAGAAGGCGATGCGATTCCCAAAGCCTTTTTAAAAGGTTCCTTGATCCATCCGGGAAGGATGTCTAGGAACATTTTTCCAATAGTTCCACCGACTGCCTTTAGACCATTGATAAGACCCCTAACAATGTCCCCACCAATGTTAAATAACCAAGTCGCGGCTCCTTTGAAGAACCCTAAGATAACCCCGGGAAGTTCCTTAAAAAACTTAAAAATAGTTTTACCCATATCGCCGATACCCTTAGCGATTGCCGTACCTGCTTCTACGAACCACTTTATAACACCCGCAACCTTCTCAACTAGAAAGCCTAAGACGGTAGCTAGGAACTGAATAACTGGTATAGCGATAGCAACGAACACGTCTATTAGAAACTTGACCACCGGGATAAGTGCCTGTATCAATGAAATAAGCGGGGGCAGTATCTGCATAATAATAGGCAGAAAAGCTTTTATCAATCCCAAGGCTACGGGGACAAGTGGCAGTAACGCCCTTAGTATCTCCATAAACAATGGCAACAGTTCTTCTACTATTGGCATAAGCTCTAAAAGTATTTCGACAAAGATAGGCAATACTACTGCTGCTATCTCTGCAATTATCTCAACTAGACCAGTAAGGACGGAAGCTACTGGCAAAAGTGATTCAACTAGTGAAGGTAGTACCCCGGCTATTGTGGTTATTACTGGAGCCAATGCGCCGAATACTTTAGCTAATACGGGTGCTAGTTGCTGGACAATTGGTACTAGTGCTGTAGCTAATTGGTCAAACGCTGGAAGTAATGCCGCCCCAACTTCTTCTTGAAGTTCCCCGAATGCGAGTTTCATTTTATCGCTTGCGGTTGTAGTAGCTGCGGCTGTTCCGCCTACTTGATTTTCGATAGCGGCTAGAACTAAGTTTTGAGCTTCGCCCATTTGGTTAGATTCAACTAACGCCTTAATTCTTTCTTTTTCTGCATCGGTAAAAGTAACACCCGAACGACCAAGTGCCGCCATTCCCTTTATAGGGTCTTGTAATGCCTTACCAAGCTGAACGGCGTTAGTCTCTGCCGATCCAAAACCTGCGGAAGCTAAATCGAAAGCTGCTGTTGTAGCTCTATCAAAAGCTCCGCCTGTTACGTCTGCGGTTGCTGCTAGTTCCTTAAAGGTAAATAGTTTTGCTTGGGTAGATTTGATAACTTCATCATCTACGCCAAGATTCATCATTTCTTGAGAAGCAACATCTTTTAGTCTCTGAACTACTGCGCCCGTTGAATCCCCGAAGGTGTTCATAGACGTAGCAATTTGCGAAAGCTTTGCGTCTACTACTGCGGATTCCCTAGCGGCGTCTACGGATGAACCCGCAAACTTTGCTAGACCAATAGTAGCGGCAGCAGTTCCAGCAAGTAAGGCAGGACCAACTAGCGACTTTAGTTTTCCGCCAAGTCCTTTACCTACACCGTTAGCTAGTGAGGTTCCACCTGCTGCGCCCGCTTTACCAAGTTCCCCGGATAGCTGGCTATTTAGTTTCCCAGCTACCCCGTCAATCCTAGGGACAACTTGAACATAAGCTTCTGCAATTCTAGATGCCATCGTTTTCCTTCGGATTCATTTGTTCTAGTTTCGCAATAACGTCTTTACGGCTTTGCGGTTTTTTAGAACCAAGTTTTTTAGTGTTTTCTTTCGGCCATGGAGCAGGGTAAGGCTTTGGCTTATTCTTACTATTGACAATTGCAAGCAGGTCGTAAACCTGTGTTTGAACTATCCAATTACGATCTACCGGGTAATCCCATTTGTTTACCGCTGCTTGAACCCAAGATGAAGGGTCGCGCATAAGCATAGAAGTAAGATAAATCGCTTCTAGATAAGAAACCTTGTTGCCTACTTGTTCGATACTTATCCCGAACCTAGATCTAAAGTCATAGGCGAACTCTGCGGGATGCTCCTCGATTAACTCTCGGAGCTTGAGGATTCCCCCAATGGTGCGCCTTTAGTCCATCCGTCAATCCAAGTTGAGAACTCTTTAGCGTCCATTGAATCAATAGCCTTTAGTTCTTTTGAATCTTCGCCTAGCAAATACTCAAGAATAATAAACGCTTTGTCGCCATCGTCTGACGCTTTGCGTGCCATTCTCAAAGCACCCATTGGCAAGTTGCCGAATGCTGGAACGGATAGTGTTTCGCCTTCGTGTGTGAAGGTGTAAGTGTTTTCTTTTTTACTCATGTTGTTTTCCTTTGCGGTCTGAACGGTCTAGCGGTCTAAGGGGGTGTAGCCCCGGGGGAAACTGACCGCTCTAGTTCCCCCCGGGAGTTGGTTTTCTTTAAGCTTCGAACTCGCTAAAGAAGATGTCAGCAACTCGACCAGCGTCAGCGTAAGCAGTTACAGTTACGCCGTACATTACAGCTTCGCCGTTCTGAATTGTCTGTGCCTCTACTGACAAAATTTCGCCAGTTGGAACGTAGTGGCGAATTGCCTTGGCTCCGTCTGCGATGTCAATAACGAAAGACTTGCGTCCGCCTGTTGCGTTAGGTACTAGTTCAATCTTTCCGGCTGTCATTGTTGCACCGAAGTAAGTTTCTAGAACGTCTTCGTTGGTCTCAAGAAGCATAAAGGTGTAAGTTACAGTTGCCTCGGTTACAACTTCGCGGACTAGATCGGCGTTCTGCCATGCTCTAATCTGTGAAGTGGTCTTATCGGTTGCAAACTCTACGCCATCGGCAGAGACATAACCTAGTTCGGTGAATCCTGTTAGCTCTGATGTTGAGCTGGTTGGAGCTGTTGCGCTAGTTGCACCGACGTAAACTTTACCGGTGATACCAACAACAACGTTTTCGGCTGAAAGTGCCATGTTGTTTTCCTTTCGAAAGGGTGTTGCCCTGATTGGGCGTTTTTCTGCGGTGCAGAAATCTAAAGGTCAATGCCTTTTGCAATAACCTGTATGTTCATAAAGCGGCACTCTTGGGTTCCTGCTTCATCTAAACGAACCGGGGACAATACTACGTCCACTAGCTTTATGCTTTCGCCGGTCATTTGTTTCACTAACGCTTCAGTTAGTCTTGCTAAATCGGAAGCGTCCGAATAAGTGTTAGCCCAAACGTGGATAGCCAAACGTTCTTGTCGTCTAACGTCGTCTAACTGTGGACCGCCATCGCTTCTAATTGTAATAATCCTAGAAGGGTAAGGCTTCACGTCTGGAGCTGGTTTCTTTGTAGCAACAACTACGTTTTGAGCATAAGATTCGGTCCGGGTTGATAGTGCATTTTTTATACCTGCAACCAAGACTTTTTCTACGTCTGGAAAGATTACTTCTTCTGCCATGGTTCCTCTATGCTTCCTAATGCTCTAGCTAAAGCTCCGGTTCCGTACTCTTTACCTTCGTTATCCAAAACCATTGCAATAACTCGGCTTGCTCTGCGATCGTAATCTACAACAACTTCGTATCCGCCACCTGCTGCACTAGCTACTTTTTCGGCTTCATCCTTTAGGACATTGCCTAAGTCGTCCGAGTTCATAATTTG